TACTTTATCAATGTTTTCTTCATTGTAACTCTTAGAAGTAAAACGTAATAATGCTGCTTGTTTAGCAAATTCAGTCATTTGGTCTTGATCAAGTTTAGTACGTTTCATAGCAGTAATTCTGGTCATTGTTTCATCAATAGTAGCGATAAAACCTTCTACCATTTCTTGAACTGCTTCAAATGAATAACCTTTGTGGATCAAACGTTGTGTACCATAATCTTCAGTTTTAATAACTAAACCATTACTACAAACTAATCTGAATATACCAGCTGATAATTGAAACGCATTACCACCATCATGACTGTTAGTCAAAAGCAATTGTGGATATTCTTCTACACCTTCAACTTTATATTTTGGGTGTTCAAATGTAAGCATGTGCTTTTGATACCCATTAGTTGATTTTTTTCTAGCTTTAACTTGCTTAGCATCAACACAATCCCAACCCATTGTTTGTAGATCTCGAACTACATTCATTGTTGGTACAAATGAATAATGATTTGATAAACCTAAATCTGCAATCTCTTGTGTTGACATTTCAGATTTGAAAGCAACTGGGGCTAGATACTTAATTTCATTATCCCCTAATGCTTTATGATTTTTTACTTTTGTAAAAACCTGATTGTGAAATGCTTGTTGTTGACGAGCTGCATCGTTGATTGCATTTACTTCATCTCTCATTTCAGTGGTAACTTCTAATACTTGTGCCATAATAACCTTTATTTTTAATTTATATCCTTATTTACCCCGTAAATATACGACCCTTCTCTTGGGGAGCCAAGCAACTCGGCAGGCGCTTTTAAATTACTTTCAATTACTTTCTTTGACTTGTAATTTATCTTCGTCCAATATACAAAAACAATTTTGCTTCTCCAACCGTTTTTGCAATTTTCTTCGTTCTTTTTTTGTAAGGTATCTAATAAAATATTGATCTTCTAGAATAGTCCAAAAATATTGGTATATTATTATTTTTTCTTCAGGTAATACACTATTCATAATGTCTTCCCCCCATTCAAAATGATCATATCCAAAAGCACAATGACCCAATTCATGAAATAAAACTAACTTTAACGTAAATAAATCAATAGGAGATATAGCATTTTCATTTATAATAATTTTATTTCCAAAACATTGACCCCAATAACCCTCTTCTAAAGGTGCATATAAAATAGAATCAATATTTGCAATATCTCTTTTATACTTAATGTCTCTTAATTCACATTGATTAACCCATTCATCAAAAGCAGGTTTTAATACAGGATCAACATAGGGTTGTTTAAACATATGAGAACAAGATCCTATTAAAATAATAAAAGTAAATACAATTGCTATAATAGAAGAGATTGTTTTTTGATCTTGTGTCATAATTGCTTTAGTTTTATAGTGTATAAAAGGTTAAATATTATTACCAAAACTACTTGAGATGCCTCGAAGATTAGCATATTTTGAAATGCTAGAGGTATTAATAATAAAGAGGCTTTTCCTAAATAACTGAAGCGTTTATCAGTAATCATTACGTACATACATATTAAAAAGAAATTAGCAGCCATAATAAAATGTATGGTTTCAAAACGATAACAATCAAAAAAAGCTAATGCAACTAGAAAGAATCCTGCTTTAATCCAATGACCCCCACTTTTAAAAAACCCTAATGATAGAAGACAAAGAGACCCCACAAATAATGTAGGGTTCTCAGCATAATAGGCACTGTAAGCATTTTTTATCCCGTAAATATAAGGAAATAAAGCTAGATATAAAATACCTGTAAGTGCAAATAAAATTCTTTCTATTATCCCATTACTATCATATAATTTACTTTAATATTATCACCAAATGTGGTGCTAGCTGTCCAATAATCCCAATTGGAATGGTCTCCATATGCTCTAAATTTATTCATCTTCTATTAATTCATCTTCATATTCATCTGCTGGGCATTTGTCTTTAGTAAGTTCAAATTCTAATTCCTCTACCCATTCTGGTTCTTCAATTTCACCTGTTTCATCATTTTGGTAAGCTTTATATTCGACTAATTGTTCTTCAGTCAATTCAGCTTCGCGCCATTCCCAGGTTGTTAACGTAATAAATCTTTCAATCTTAGCCATGTAACAATTGTCTATTATCGTTAGTGCCTTCATTAACTCCTCCAAAAAATTGATCTAGAAATGATTTTGGATATAACATAATGTCTCCAGTGTATTTAGCATTACTTACATGTCTAGTTTCAAATTTAATTTTATTTTGTGCTGCAGCAGCTGCTACTCGTTGACCTAATTCAGAACCTGCTGGGCGTCCTAGGTAATCAAAAAGACTCATCATCATTTTTTATTTGTATTTAAGTATTTAATATTTAATCCATTTTCTGGATTTTCATTTATCCATTCTCTAATAAAAGCGCCTAATTCCATATTATCAGGTAATTCTAGAACTGTGTCTCTGAATGTAGGTTGTTTTAATTTTACAAACTCAGATTGTAAGTAAGTTTTCTTCATTCCTGAAGTTAAAGCTGTGTATCTATCCTCTGCCATGGTTATTATCTAAAGGTCTTGCAAATTCAATATGACCGATTGTTTTTCTAATTTGTGTTGGTAATGAATTCATAATATCTCTTCTCATAACATCCACTTTTTTCTGGACTCTTTTCATTTCAACTAATAATTCATCTTTTTGAGATTTTGTGTCTCTAGAAATTCCTGCTTGGAATGTAGTTAGATCTTGATTTAAAGCAAATAATGCTTTTTGTAAGCGAAACTTTTCTTTTTCTATTTTACTTATTTTTGTTAATAACCAGTATTCAAAAATAAAACTTGATGCCACTAAGGCAATTAAAATGTATGTCATTAATTTACTTGTTTATATAAGTTGTTTATTTCATAATTTATTATTCTTTCTTTTACTTTATATAATATAGCACAATCTTCATATCGTTCACCATTTTCTATAAAATATTCAATCATTATTTCTATGTCTTTAATTTTTTCTTTTGAAGACATAGCAGGTGTTTTTACATATTCTTCTACAAATTCATCTTCTCGTTTAAATAATTTTAAAGACATTTCGTTAGCAGATTTAATAAACTCATCCATTCTTTCGGGTGATTGTAAATCTAAACTAAACATAAAACTTTTTATACCATTACTAAATTTATCTAAATTATCTAATCTACTAGGATCAAAATGACCATCTTCATCTAATGGGAAATTTCCATCTTCATCTAAATCATCTTCCAATTTACCCCAATCAAATTTAATTTCGGGGTTTGACCTATTAAATAAATCTAAGCGACTACTTTCACTACCCATAACTTCCATATCACAATACATTCCTTGTTCTATGTTAGCTTCTTTAAGTTTATCTAACATTTTATCATTTATATAAACCATAAACATACCAAAATAATCTTTAGACTTATTGATAGTTTCAGACTTAATTAAAATGGTATTACGTTTAAGCCAACCATGTAGGCGAAGATGTTGTGCGCCATCATATGTAGTTAAGTATACTTCTAGTTCTGGTCTCATGGTCATAAATATCGTATCTTAAACTATTCCCCTATATTTTTTATAACATTTTGTAAATTTTCTGCAATTTTTTGTGGATTGTGATGAACTCGTTTACTTGTATTAGAAACTAAATATTTTTGTACGACTTGTTTTACATAAGTTCGTTCACTATCATTACCACCTTCATCTGAGAATAACGGATAAACTAATATTTCAATTGCTTGTTCTAAAGTAAAAGCATCCTCTAATAATTCAGCTATTTCTAATGTAGCACGAGTCGATACAGTAGTACTAATACGTGGTGTGTCTGATTTGATTTCTTTTCTAATATCTTTAATTATATCACATAATTTAAGTAATGTTTCTTGATTTACAGTACATTTACTAGATAATAGTTGGTATTCTTGTTCATAACTTAAAACATCCATTTCTAAAATAGCAAATCTATCTAATAATGCTCTATCTATTATTCTAGTAGCAGTGTATTCTGAACCAATATTTGCAGTTGCTATAAATGATACTCCATCAGCTACTTTAATTGTGGGTGAATCTGATTTTTCATCTAAACGTAGATAACGTTGGATAGGATCAAGTACAGTCATTAATATGTTCCATGCTTCTGGGTGCGCTCTACTCAATTCATCTAAAAGAATAACCGTATTTGGTTTTTGTATTGCTGACACAAATAATGATTCACTAAAATATGTTCCTGTATCTTTACTATAATGAGTATTACCTATTAAAGTTGATCTAGGATCTTGTGTAGCACCTAAATTAAAGTATATAACTTCTCTATCTAATGCTTTAGATGCTTTAAAGGTAACATCTGTTTTACCACATCCAGAAGGACCAGTCATCATAATGTTTTTGCCTCTAATTATGTTACGTAAAAGATATTTCCATTTTAAATCATCAATGTAGAAATCATTTGGTTTTGGAATACTATCCCAACTTATAATATTTTCTTCTTGTGTAGTTTTACTCATATCTTTAATCTCTATTCCTCTAGTTGTTAGAGCATTTTCGTCTCTAGGAATATATTCAAAACCTGATCTAGTACCCCTTTTATAAACAGCCAAATACTCATTACTATTAATTGATTTTTCTATTCGTTGTTGTACGTCAGGTCTAGTTTTAAAGTATTCTACTGTTAAAGGGATATTATTTAGTATATCCATTGCTTTAATACTACCTTTAGTATCGTACTTACCTTTTATTACTTGTGTATATTCTCTAACTGCCATAATTTAATACTGCTAATTCTTTATGTTTTGCTTCTACTACTACATCAATATCATTACCATAAGTCTCAATAGGACCGTTAATTAGATCACTGTGTGCTTGTGCTTTGATAGATTCATCTAGATGTTCTTTACGTCTACTTTCACTATAATGAGTACATGGTGTAATACCATGCCAAGTACTAGTAGCTAATTCTAATGCTTCCTGTTCAGTAAGACCACCTGTACAAAATTTATGATGGTAATAATCAAACACAATTGGTACACCACATTGTTTGTAAATACCTTCATATAATTCTTTTACTGAATACATGTTTGCTTTATCATCATTTTCTATAGTCAAACGTTTTCTAGTATTATAATCTAATTTGTTATAATTTTCTACCCATCGTTTTAATGTAGTTTCTTTATCACCATAAGCACCACCTACATGTATATTAATTTTATTGTATGGTGATATAGTTAATCCTATTAGATCCATTATTTGACTATGTTTATTTAGTTCCTTAATGGTTTTTTCAACTACAACAGGATTAGGTGAACCTAAAGCATTAAAGTGACTAGGATGGAATGTTAAACGATGATCATATTTTGCTGCTAATGTACCTACACCTTTAAGTAAATTAGCTATTTTATCATAATCAGGTAAATCAGTAAATTCATATAATGTCATCCACGGAAATAAATCGCTAGACATTCTAAATAACTTAATACCCATTTCCTCATTCCACTTAACTATAGTGACTAAGTCTCTACAATTTTGTAATGCTAATTCAGACACATAATTGAGACCTTTCTCGTTGTATGTTTTCTGACGCATACCGCGGTTGGTAGTAACACCACCTGCTGTTTGTAATGTGCTATTAATGCACGCATAACCTATTTTCATATATAATTTCGTTTTACGTGAATATACAACTCCTCTATCGTTCCTCCAAATTCTCCCATGAGAGTTTTTACAGTTTCTTTATGTAATTTAAATTGTTTAGCTAATCCTTCTGTAAGAGTATTTAAATGGCGTGTTTCTACTTCCATAGCATCTTCAAGTAATTTTTTATAACGTTTTCGAGCACGTTTTTCTATATCATCATACGCTTCATCAGTGCGAGGGTTACCTGTACCTTTATATTCATTCACATATTGTTTTTGTTCTTCTTTAGCCCACTCTAATTCCCATTCTGCTTGCTGGAAGTAAGGGGGATAATCAAAATCGCCATTTTGTATTTTTCTTAATAAAGGAGCATTATGTGGTAAATATTTGTGGGTTCGAAAACGTCGCCACCAATAGAATGGTGAACGTTTTCTACCTGAAGGTTTAATTGGTCTTTTCATTTATGAGGGATTATAATATAAGGGCCACTTACCCATTATTGTTTTATATTCATTTGCATTATCTTTTTCTAGAGATTCAACATCTAAATAAGATTCATATAATTTATTATTAATTATTTTTTCACCTATTTTTTCTGCAGGGCGAACATAAAATTCTACATTTTTACCATTATTAAATGCATTTAACATTTCATCAAATAATGCATTATGAATTCTATCTTGTACTCTTTTACCTCCTCTAGAACCATAACATCTAAATCTTTGTTTTAAATTTTTGGTTCTACCAAATTTTCCTTTATAAATCTGGCTATCTATAACAATTATATAATTACATGGAGAAGGAGGTAGTGGCTTAAACCATTGATGTATTAATGATGTACTTGCTCCTCTAATAGGGGTAACTTTTGACTTAACATCTACTAATTTACCTATAGGGGTATACCCGTATTTTTTTACCCAATAATCTATTTTGTCTACATTCATAACAAATAATTTTAATTAATAAATGTAAATATACAAAGGGAATTTGGGGGCTCCAAATTTTTTTACCATTCTCTTAAACCTACTTGTTTTTCTTCTCTAACTATTTTAAAATGGGTTCCTTGTATAATAACACTTCCTCCTTGTTTTAATAGTTTTCTAAATGTTTCTTCTTCTTTTTCAGTCCAATTTTCGCTTAAAGCAATTACTTCTGACTTGTCAGACGGAGTAGCACTCCTATTAAGATAAATTGTTTGTGTGGATCTAATTGATTGTTTGTTTAATGTCATTTAACAGTCTCTTTCGTTATTATAAATGTGTTTTACTGTAGGAAACCTTAGTGAGATACCCCCTTTATCGTTGTGAGTTTCTTCAAAATATTGTACAGTGATTGTTTTACCAACAATGTCTTCCATTTTATATTTGATTCTTTGTTCTTGACTAAAGCCACTACCAACTTTTACTCTATAACCTTTATGTTCAATATAAACTTGTGCTAGCATAACTTCTTGAGCTTCCTTACCATCTCGAACTACAGACATAGGAGCAAAATCACAATCAACTACTTTATATTCAGCATCGTGGAATGTTTTTACTTTAAGTAAATTTTTACTACGTTTACCTTCATAACCTACATCCTTACGTAACATAAATCCTTCCCAATTATTATCACCCGCCATTTGAGCCCATTTGTCAAAATGTCTTTCGTCTGTAATTTCTGCTTGATCTAAGTAACGTAATGTGTTTTTATTTTCTATTACATAAGATTCTATAAAAGTTCTTAATCTCCATAAACGTAAATTTAATGGATGTGAACCTTTTTTGTTGTTAAATTCCTCACCACTTAACATATCAAAAATCATAAATGAAGGATTTTCAATTTGATGATCTTTACGTCTGATTTCTTTCATTACGCTTTGGAAATCTTCATTACCATCTTTATCTAATATACAAATTTCACCATCAAATACTGTGTTGATAACACCTGTTGCTTCGATAGCTTGTTTTACTTTATCTAAAGTAGTAAATTCTTTACCCATTCTAGAATAAAGTCTACAATTACCTTCTATGTCTACAACTGCTAAACAACGTACACCATCTAATTTTCTAGATGCATACCATATTTCAGTTGCATTTTCACCAAATGAAGCTAATTTTGGTTCATAATTTTGTGCTAGTGCAACATTAAATTCTGGAATTAAACCTGGAAATGCTTTATTAATTACTTTAGCACCTGTTCTAATTTTTAGATCTTTATCTATAATATTGTAAATTAATTCAGAACTAGTACGTGGGTAATTAGATGCGAATCTATTTACTAATTTAATAGCATCGTGTCCAGTAGCTTCTCTTGTGTTTAATTTGTCTAACAATTCAAATAAATCAAGTGACAGACCTGATCCACACAAATCACTATTTTTAATACATGTCTTACTTGTAACATGATATTGTTTAAATGGATTGTAAGTGTATTCAAGTACTTTTTGAATAAATTCTGATTGTTGTTTTAGTATTTCTACTTTTTCTAAACTACTGGATGTAGCTTGCATTTGGTTGATAAATTCTTGTAGTTCTCGCATATTTTTATTTCTTACGGTTATACCCGTAAGATACAAAAAAGACCTGGGGTCTCCAAGTCTTTTTGTAGAAGTTTTTAAGATTTTTTATAATCCCATTCCTCTTATTATTTCTGTTAGTTTTATACTTCCTAAGTTTGATTCTTTAATTGATGTACCAAAACTACTCATTGTTGTATTATATCCTGTTTCTAGTGCTTGAAAAAGAAGATCCATTATATTTTTATCTCCACCTGTAGCATCTTTCATTAAACTTTGATATAGTGCTTCAACCCCAGAAGCTACTTTACGAGCTCCTTCACTATAATTTCCCGATAAATTACCGTCTTTTAAATCCTTTAAATACATTTGAGCTTCCATTTTATCCATCATATCTATAGAATCAAATACACCAACATCCTGGAGTGATGTATCTGATAATAAACCAACCATAGTATCTAATGCATTTGCACTATAATTTAAAGTTGCTGGGTCTTGAGCTTGGGCAGCTGCACTAAATATTGCAGTTAATACCATTAAAATGAGTAGTACTACTACTTTAAATAAAAATGGGTGTTTTTGTCTAAACCTTTCAACTACATTAAATAATCTTTTTACAAGATTTATAATAAAATCACCACCTCTTTTAAGAGCAGAAGTTATTTTAGATATAATAGGAGCTATTCTTTTAGCTAAAAATTCTTCAGTAACCTCTTTACCCTTTTTTAATAAATCTCCAATACTTTCTTCTAAAAGTGTTATATCGTTATTTATATTTTTTATTTCATTTAATTTCATAATCCTATTCTATTTCTATTGTATTTTTAAGCTACTGATCTGCTGCCTTGATATTTCCATTTTTTTCTTGATAATATATTAGCGCAAGGTGGGTTTTACCACTTTTTACAACTCCAGTATCTAGCCATAGTTTTAGGTCCTGGATTATCACAACGATGTCTTGCTCTAAATGCTTTTCTTCGTTTAGGATTTGATTTTCTAATTCTCATTGTAGGCCGTTTAGCTGATGTTCCACCATGTCCAAAATTAACTTTTTTTACCTTAATTGACCCATCAGCATTTTTCTTACCTGTATTAACATAAACCTTAAATTTCTTACTGTCACCTCTCATAGGTTTATTTAAAGTAACTGTTTTACCTTTATATTTAGCTTCTGTAATGTTTTCATCAATAACATCTATATCAAAAACTTCTTGGATTGTCATTTCTACTTCGTCTAATTCACCTTCATCTAATTCTCCACCTTTAGAAACATGTTTTTTAAGTAAATGTTTTAGACTTACTTTAAATTCAGTATCATCTTCTGCTTCAATATCTTCATCTACACCTTCACCTTGCATTTGTCCTTTACAAACTTTAACTGCTCTACCAGATAAGTAAGCTGATGATTTTTCACCTGCTCTCATTCGTTTGGCTCTATATGCTTGGCCTTTTTTACATAGTTTTTCAACCATGCTTACCATTTCTTCTAAGTTTAAATTTGAATTTTTCATTATATTGGTTCTTTATTTAATGCTGCTTTTAAATTTCGTTTTTGCCAATCATAAGATGCTTCATCTTCAACAATAGGACCACCTGCTGCCCATGTGTAGCAAGTTCTAGCAGAATGACATTTAAAATGATGCATCCAACAATATCCTAATCTACCATCTTCATCTGTAGTACCAGGCATACAAGCTTCCATTCTAGGAGATACATCAAACGCTACACAATTACTACAATTAGATTTTTTAGCTTCATCAGCTGAAGTTGTTGGACCCCATTTTTTAGCATATTCTTCCCAATAACCTTTATCTGATAAATTAAGGGGGCCATATTTAATAAAATCTGCTTTAATAGCCCTATTACGATTAGCTGTATTAAGTTCTAAATCTTGTGTGGGGGCAGGACATGATTTAACATTTTCCTCAATTGCTTCTCTTATAAATTGTCTAAGCCTGTTCGTTTTCATTCTTTTTTAGCTTTACTTTAGCTTTTTTAGTGTTTTTAACAAATTGTTTACCTTTTTTACTACCTCTTACTTTTTTCCTAGAAGTAGCTGCTCTTTGTTTTTTAGTAAGTGATTTAGCTTTAGCTGCAGGTAAACAACGTTGTGTAGCTTTACCTTTAGGCATTGTACCACAGTCACCTGCTATATTACCTTGAGTGTCAATTCGTTTCCACTTTTCTTTTTTAAACCAATTACGTAGGTTTTCTATAATTATTTCTCTTAAAATATCTTTTAAATTCATAATCCCATTCCTCTACGATTATACTTTGTTCTTTGATCTACATCCACATATTTAACAGCATCATACTTACCACAATGAGGACATCGTAGTTTATCTAAATTAGATGCTTCATTAATTTTCCATTCTTCACTACATGCATCATCTGCGCATTTGTAAATGTAAGTATGTCGTATAAATACTTTATGTGGCATATTAATTCATCATTCCAAACAGTATTTGAGTAACTGCTTGACGTTTATAAGTACTATCATTTATTACTTTAGATAAGGGTACATCTGGAAATGCTTTAGCTAATGACATTAAGATTTTTTCTGCTTTAGCATTTGGATCATTTACTGCGTCTTCCATTCCTGTTGTACCTGGTACATTAGGATCGTCAACGTATGATTCATCAATGTCTTTTTCTTTATCTAAATCTTTAATTCTTTGAGCTAAAGCTCTCATACTATCTCTTTGTGCTGCTTTTTTCTCAGGTGAAAGTTTAGTAGATTTACCTCTTTGAGCATATTGGTTTGAAGCATCTCTATATTGTGGATGTTTCATTTTTTCTTTAATTATTTCTCTGATTTTCTTTCTTAATAGATGAGGTCCAGCAGGTTGATCTGCTTTATTAGGGTCTTCACCATCAGGAGCGTAACCACAAGAACCTTCATCTACTGTGGATCCTACATCTACAAATTCAACATCATCATAATCAACCTCTACACTTTCACCATCTTCTTTAAGACCGAAAAAAGATTCTGGATCATTTGGATCAAGTCCATCAAGTTCTAATGAGACAAAAAACCCACTTTCATATACTAGGTTTCCTGCAACAAAAGCTAAGGCACTATCATATTTATGGGCAATGTTTGATAAGGTTTTATAATTAAATGGACCTGATAATCTATTTTCATTTACTTCATTTGAATTGGAATCTTCTTGGTAATGACGAAAACCCATTGATTGAAAGTCTAATGAAGTTTCTTTACTAAGTTCTATTGAATCACCATCACTATCATCACCAAATACAGTACCACCTCTATAAAAAGTTTTTATGTCTTCAGGGTCTGAAATTATAGCTACTTTTCCGTCATTTGTAGTTACTTGTAAAGATTCTTTTAATGGTACTAAATTTGCTAATTTCATAGTTTTTTCTGTTAATTGAGAATCAGCTCCTATAACTGTAACTCCTTGTTGTTTTAATTGAAATGTAATGTTTCTAAATTCGTCTTCATCCATGTTAGGAAAACCTAATTCAAAAAATCCATCATCAGATGAAAGTATTTCGTATGGTACTTGTTGTCCTAACTTTTTCATCCCACCAGGGAAATATTCATTAGATAAATAACCTAATGTTCTTCTTTTTTGTTTAAGGGGTATTCCTAATGTGAACATAAATTGTTTTATGATAAATATAGAAAGGGACTAGCTCCTCAACTAATCCCTCTCTAAACATGAACGTAACCTAATTAAAAATGAGGATAAAATTGACTGAGAAATTAATTATTGGATTTTAAGTGATTTTGGTTTTGCAGCTTTAGAAAACGGTACTAAAATCTTAAGTAATCCATTTTCCATATTTGCATTTGCTTTGGTTAAATCAAATCGTCGAGCGATTTTCCAACCTAAATCAAAACTGCTTTTTTTAACTCCTCTATAATGATAGTGAGCAGACTCATCTGTTAAGTCTTTTTTATTATAAAATACTTTTAAAATATCATCTTCGATGTCTACTTCAACGTCTGTTTTGGTTAAACCAACACAAGCAACTTCTAGAGTTAAGCCTTCATCATTTTCCCAAATGTCAACGGGATGATTTACTGCTCGGTGGTTTACTTTATCAAATTGTGAATCTTGTTCGAAAAAATTTTTGACTAGAATGTCAAACGGGGTGTGAAATGTGTGTAAATGTGTCATTTTTTATTTAATTTTTGCTCCCTTGGGTAGCGGTTATAAACTATTGATTTTCTTACGATAAATCAGTCAATTTGCTATACATATAATTATTTCCAAAAAACCTGAATACAAACTAAAATAGATGCTAAAAGTAGACTTACTACTGTTTTGTTATTAATTCCTTCTCCCAAAAATATAGCAGTAAATACTGTAAATGTAATCATCCCAATTGCAAAACCTACAAACCTTCCTGGCCATAATAATTGATTAAATGCTTCAAATGAATATTTTGTAGCTACAATATAAAAATAACTTACGGGTACACCAAATAAACATAAAGTTAAAGGGTGATCTTTAAACCAAGACCATATAAATTGCCCGTTTAATTGAAACCAAGTCATTAAATGAGCTCCTATAAAATACGCCAAACATAATAATAACGCTCTACTCATATTTAGCCATTTTTTTCATGACTTTCTCGTCATTAAATTTATTACTATTACGTTCCACTACATGATATGATTTTATAGCTACCTCAGTTTTAAGCCAAGCTTCTTTAACTGTATCACTATGAGGTATCATAGATATTTTGTTTAGCTGGCTATTTAAACGATCCACCTCATAATCAGTATCACAGTATTCTGTTTGATCGAATTTAAAACTATTTAGCGAATTACCAATTTGTAAGTTACATATGTCACGGCCATCTTCTGTTGCAACATAATATTTACCTTGACTGTCTATTATAGTTTTAGCATTAGGATACTTACGGGTGATTTTTTTCTTAGCTTCTAAAAAGCGTTCTTTAGATATGTTAGTTACGTTCATAATGTCCTCTTTCACTAGCATCTCGATCTTTAAACAATTGTTCCTTTTGATCATCTGTTAAACTATCCCACCATGCATCATAACTAGCAGCATTAGCATTAGCTTCATTTTCTTCATGACAACCACATTGTTGCCCACAACAATAACCATCATCAAGATATTGGTTTTGCATTTCAGCGTCTCTTCGCTGTTGTTCATCCATGAACTTTTCTTTCATTCTACCCATAGTGTATTTTTAATTTAATATATAAAATTAATTTTGAACAGCCAACTGTTTTTTGACTTTTTCCCAATATCTTTTTGTAGATAATTTTTGTAAACCTCGAGGACCACCATTCCAGCATCTAGCTTTTTCTTCTGGTGTAGATAAATTATAATGGTTACAATAGATGTTAAACATTTCTATTGATTTTTGTCTGTTCCATCTGTCTTCGTAGGTGTATTGTTGGTTGGATTTTTGACGCCTAAGGATTCTATTAACATCCCGTACCATTGTGCGTCGTATTTGTAGAGCCCCTGCAGCATCTTCGCAAGAACGGTAAGCATTGTCGTTATTAGAACTTTCAACATTAATTAAAGCTTGTATTAATTTATCTTCTGTAATTGTTTTTACTCTAATTGATGGTAAATTTACTACATAATTAGATTTTGGGATAGGACATTTAGCTGCCACCATAGGCACGCAGAATGCCAATAATATAATTTTCTTTTTCATACTTAAATATACAAAAAAGAAATGAGGACTCCAAATTTTTTAGCGATTAGTTACATATTCTTCTCCATCATCTTCTTCATCCCATAAACCTAATTCTTTTAGATGATCGATGTGTGCAGTATCCATTTCCCAGTCTGGGGTGTCATCATTGTTATATTTATTTTCAGTGGTAAAATCTTCCATCTGATGTAATTGATTATCACTCCATACGTTACCGACATTTAGAAAGTAACAATTATAACATAACAATTCTAGGTTTGAAAGTACCCAATTACGTTTATTACCGTCTTGAAAGTTTAATATTAAAGGTACTTTATAATCTACCACTCTACGTTCATGAAATCCACATTTGCTACATTCTTCAGCAATTAATGATTCATGTATAAGACGATCTTTAATTTCTTTTGGATCATAATTAGAAACATCAACTCGACCTTCTAAAATGTCCATTATTGGGGTTATATCTTTTTTCTTATATAAATGTTTAGATATACCTTTACCTGCTCGATTTAAGTGGCTGTCAAATAATGATGTACCATCCTCATTTTTATATAATTTAGCATATTTTTTATAATGAGGATAGGAACAGCCGCAATAACGAGCGGCTGCCATATTAGATTTAGTGTGTGATTGTGCTCTAAGAATTAAATCCTTAGTTAATAAAAGTTCTTTTCGTCCTGCCATTATACAGCGTCATAGTCAATGTATGTAATGGTTACTTCTTCTCCATTTTCTAGAGCTGTAGCTATTGGGGTATATATTCTTTTATATGCTTGAACTGACTTACCAATAAAACCATTTTTCATTAATTGATTATTTTCTTGAGAATCACCTACAATTAAACAACCACTTGTGTGTTCATCTGTGTTACCTGTGTGGATTAAAATGTATTCAAATCCTGGTACATCTTGAACATGTAACATTCCTTTATGAAAGTCACCATATTTTTTTTCGTATTTAGCATTAAACCCACCTTCTTTTCTTAAAAGAATTTTATATGTGCCTGCTGGAACGCGTGTTTCATGCATTACTTTTTCATTACGATATTCATCTTCTAATGAATAACATAAAAACTTTCTTCCATCTGTAATATCAAATACTAAACCTGATGATGAATCAGATTCAGAGCTTACCCTTAGTATTTCTAGTTTCATTTTTTTCTTCTTTTACTTGGAATAAATTTAAAAATATATCTAAAGATAATTGTTTTGATTTAGAATGGTATTCTAAAGCTTCTTTCATATCTTTATGTTCTGTGATTGTAATTCGTTCACCTTGATTTGTATATAACCCAAATTTTGCCATAACTGTTTTATTTTAATATACGAAAACTATTTTAATTAACCAAATTTAAAATTCATCTTCTACTTCAGGTTTAGGTGCTTGTTCTGATCCACCAATAGCTTTAACTATCATGTTTTTAACTTGCATTAAAGGAATCATAAATCCAACTACTTCTGGATTTGGTACATCTGTGTCAATACTTGCTTGTAAGTTAAATTGACGAAGACTTTCATTTAATTTAGATTGTAATACTTGAGCTAATCTTGCTTTTGTGTCAGGATCTAAAGCACCATCTTTAGGTGTAAATTGAATTTTAAGACCTAATTTAGTAGGATTTTTATTTACCCCTGTACGCATAATAAATGTTGTGTTGTCAGCGGTAACGTTGGTTTCTTCGTTGAGTTCTTCTCTAATTAAGCCTTTTATGTCTTTCCAGTTCATATTATTTTATTGGTTATCTTTCATGTTTTGATATAAATCAACAACATTTACTTCAACATAATCACCATTACTTAAATGTAACACAGTATATTGTGAATCTCTATTATCAGTATCTACTACTTCTAATTCGTTACCTTTTGAATAATCTTCGGGTACAACCTGATTATCTCCAGGATTTGTCCATGACACCATTGCATCACCCTCTCTATCTGATAATACTAAAATATCACCTATATAATCATCAAAACGGACAACTACACTTTTTATTACTTTTAATTCATCTAAGAATTTTTGAGCTGATTGAGCATCCTGATATTTTTTAGGATCACCTTGTTCCATTCTAGTTATCTCAAACTCTCCTCGTCCTCCTGGTTCTAATTCATCTCCTCCATCAAAGTACATATTGATTTGGTCTTTTAACCATTCACTTGATTCGGGGGATAATTTTTCATCTCCAATTTCATTAAGATTTCCATACAAAGGCTTAATGCCTGCTAACTTTTGAAATCGTTCTGTAAGTAGTGTTTTTTTCATTTTTTATTATTTTTATTCATAAAATTCTTGTAAAACTGCTTCAGCAAAATCAATTATTATTCGTGTTTTTTCTACATCAAGAGTAGGGTTTAATTTTTTATGCATTTTTGAAAGCACATCAAATGCATAATCTCTTTCGTCATCAGTTAAAATATCAGCTTGTTTCAGCAACTGATCAGTTCGGGATTGCTCAACTTCTAATTCATTTAAGGATTTAATACCTGCTAATTCTTGAAATCGTTCTTTTAGTAATTGTTTTTTGTTTGCCATTTTAATTTATTATTAATTTATTTTTTACTACCTGAAAATTTTTCTAAACCTGCAATACCAAAACAACCTAATACTATCCAAGTAAATGAATCATAAATGAATTCATTGATAACTAAATCTTTACCTATATAGCCTGTTATTAGGTCTGCTAATGCAAAAGCAACCATAACTAAGAACGCAATAAAACCAACTACGTTTTTTTCGTTCCACTCATTATCGTCTTTAAAAATTCCCCACATATTTTTTATTTTGTTATACATATGGAAAAAATCTACGAAGTGAATACTTTTTTCTTACCTCCGTCATAAACGTAGGCATGGCCTTCAGCTATTAATGTTTCGTTAACATTCCATTGTTTACCATCTTTATCCATAATGAAAAGCTCACCTAACACTCTACCATATTTTCCTAAACCATGTGATTTAAGTCTAAAGTAACCTGACTTGCTACTTACGTCTTCTAACAATTGACGTGTACGTTCTTTAGCTAGTTTACCTAACTTTTTTTCTTCTAAATCTCGTGTTCTAGATTCCCAGGTATCTAACCCCATAAATCTAATTCGTTTCTTAAACCAGATGTCGAATCCAACATCTATTAGGGCGTCTACTGTATCGCCGTCTACTACTCTGTCGAGCTTTGCTCTGTAAATATACTTATCCATATTATATTGTTTATTGGTTTATTATTGCGCGGCCTTTTAGCTCTTCCCAATCACGTTCGGGTCTTACTTCTAAATTAGTATTCCAAATACCTTTTAAAGTATTCATGTTTAAACCTAACTGATCCCCAAAATTAATCATTGCTTGAACATCTTTAGGGAAACATGAACCCCCAAAGCCACCCCTTCCATCGGGTCCCGGTACAGCTAAATGTGAATGACCTATTCTGCCATCTCTTACAAAACCTTCAACTGCCATATCCCAGTCTATATTTGTCTTATCTGCTATTTGCTTCATTTCGTTCATAAATGATACCTTTGTAGCAAAAAAACAATTATTCATATATTTAATCATTTCTGCTGTATTAAAATTAGTTTCAATACAGGGTACACTGTCACCAAATCTCCATCTGTATAATTCTGCTACTCTTCCTGTATTCCGTTTTCTTCCACCTAAAACAAATCTTGATTGATTAATAAAATCAAATTTAGCTGAACGTTCTGTTAAAAATTCAGGATTAAATACCATATTTAATTTAGTAAATTTTTTACATAATTTATCTGTTGTACCTGGTATAACAGTAGACCTAATTAATATAATATTATTTTTTCTTTTATTTACTGCTTGTATTTCTTGTAAAGCAGATTCTAATATCCCTAAATGCATACTACCATCTGGGTTAGAGGGAGTGGGGACTGATAAAAATATAAAATCTGATTTATTGATTGTTTCTTCTAATGTATGAATACTTTTTAAAGGATCTTTGTCATAAACCCTTACTTTAGCATCACAACCTGTTTGGGCAGAAAACCCAAATTCTACTGCGGATCCTACAAATCCTCTTCCTACTATTCCTATTTTCATAATGTTTTTATATAATCTTCTAAATTAATTTTTGCATCCCATTCTAAATGTAATCTTGCTTCTGTTCTATCAGCTAAAGTTGCAAACGCTTCTCCAGGTTTATCTGCTTTATAAATTGGTTTAATATTTAACAGATTAGCTACGGCGTTAACTGTAATGTTTTTTCCTCTGCCTAATTCAAATATGTACCCATACTTCTCTCTATCTACTATCTTAATTAAAGCTTCTATAATATCATCTACATGAGTAAAGTCTCTTCGTTTACTACCGTCTCCGTATATTTCACAAGGTAACCCTTTCTCAATATTTTTTAACCATCTACCAATCAATGTAGTATAACCCCCCTCTGTTAGTTGATAAGGACCATATACATTATAGAATCTAGCTATTGATGCCTTTAAATTAAAATGTTCTTGATATAATTTAATAATTTCTTCTCCTAAATCTTTACTAAATGTATAAGGGTTTTTAAATTTACCTGAATGGTGTGATGAACTACCCGCATATATTAAAGGAATATTATTTTTAGAACAATATTTAACTATTTCATAAGTTCCATTAAAATTTACATCAATATATTTTTCAGGGTGTTCAAATGAAGGTTGTATTCTAGCTATTGCCGCCATGTGGAAAACAATATCAAAATCAACTTCAAAGGTACATGTTGTTATATCAACATCGTAATAATCACACCCCTCAATATGATTTTCTTTCTTACCTGTAGTATAATTGTCATAAGATGTAACTTTATGTCCTTGTGATACTAATCGCTTTATTAGATTTGTGCCTACAAAACCAGCACCACCTGTTACTAAGATACGCATATTAATTCTTTTTCAAATGTATTCATTGTTTCAAATATTTCAACTACTAAATTTCCTAACTCACCATGAAATCCTGGTTCACCACTATCAGCTAATATTTCAGATAATTGTTGAATATATTGAAAATCTTGTTGTGTAACTCTATTACCATCTATTGTAACTAGAATTTCATTATTTTTTTTATCATCAAAAAGTCTTATTCTTTCATATAAATCAAAATTTGTATTTGGGGATTCTAATGTTATGTAATTATCAATCATTGAGGGGATATTTCCTTCATCCACATAAATATTACTACACCATGGTTCTAAAGTTGCTAGTAATTGATCATTACAATTTTTAATTATAAAACCAATATCATATTTAGGTGGTATAATTGGTTTCATTAAAGGATCATGCTTACAATAATGACCCCATTTACGTAAAAATTCTCTAGTTGATTTTTGATTTTGTTTTAACCATTCATCTGTTTCTCTATTTTTCATAAACACATCACCATTAGGATTTCGTTTTGCCCCATCAGCAAATCTACTACCTCTACAAGTCATATGATAAACACATCCTTCCCATGTTTGAATAAATTTGATTCCATTTAATTGAAAACGGTTAAATATATCAGTATCTTCTTTTGATTGTGGGGCAAATATGGGATCATGACCCCCTATTTCTTGAAAATCTTTTTTATAAAACGCCCAAGGTGCAAATATACCTTCAGTAGGACTATCATGTTTAGGTTGATACCCACCTGTTGAGTCAATTGGTTTAGTAAACCATTCTAATAAATCATCTTCTCTAAATTCTTCAGGCTCAATTCCAAAATCAATAAGGATTTTTTCGGGACCATCTGGATGAAGTGGTGGTTCTATTCTAGTAAGTGATACAATTGTTTTATCTATAAGATGTTTTTCAATTGAATCCATAGCATTTGGCATTAAGTACATATCTGCATGGTAAATCATACAAATATCTTTTGTAGCTACTTCATTAACTAAAGTGTCATATAAAATTGTATGACCTAAACGTGTAGGTCCTTCATTTCTAATTGCTTTAAATAATGGATCTTTTTCCATCATTTCTTGACACCAATCCCAAGTACCATCATTTGAAAAATCATCTGCAACACATATTTCTACTTCGTGGTTGCCTTGGTTTCTTCTAATTGAATCATAAGACCATTTAAGATACTTAAGATTATTTCTTCCAGGTTGTATTAAACTTATTTCCATTTATCTATAAAAGTTTTTTCATTATACCTTAAATAATTTTCTTTTGCAGAAAAAGTACATTCATTATAAAAATCTTTATCTGTTTTGAGTAATGTAAGTTTTTCTTTTGCAGAAACCAAATCTCCTAACTTAACTGTTAAATTCGGGTGGCATTTTTCTTGTGTATCCAAACCTTCATACCCAATACAAGGAATACCTAAATAAGCGCAATTTAAAGCGAATGTACCCGCGGCATGCGTGCGCATCATATGGACACCATACTTGAAAGTATTAAGCGTTTTAATCCATTCGACCCAATTCATATATGATAAATGATTTAATTCGGGCATATTTTCTTCACCATCTATCTTTCTTCCCATACTAGGAATATAAATAGGACATTCAGCTTCTTGTGCGGTTATATATGAGTCAAAACCACCATACCAACTACAAAAATTTCCTCCTATAATAATATTTTTTCTCTCAATTTGGGGTAAATCATTAATAGAATCTTCAATCATTAAACTAGGTAAAACTTTACATTCTTTACCTGTTAGGCCTTCATAGTACTTTTTATCTAATTCATTATGCACAAACATAAAATCGGCTTCTTGAATAGTATTATAATACCATATCTGTTGGTTTAAAGGATAATCTTGCCAATACCAATTTGGTCCCTCTTGCATTACTGTTATTTTGTTGCAATATTGCTTTAGTTTGTTTAAATCAAATTGGGGATTTTTCTTTGGTATAATAACAATACCTAAATCATATTGTTGGTTAGGTGGTTGGTTTATATTCCAATGATCAGCATTTAAAGCACACATCCATGCTAATTCAGTTCTCATATTAGGATGGTTTCTGGGTACTTTGCCTTGGTATCCCCCTTCTGTGAAAAATGCTATTTTCATATTTATAACTTTTGTAATACTAATGTAGCTTCAGGATTAGCTGCTTTAAATCCTTCTTCTTGATGTACTACTTTAAATTTAGTATCATCAAATAATGATATATAATCCTTCATATTATCAAACATATAATAATGGGGCTTAGCATTTAAAAATCTTTCTTCAGGTTGTATAGGTACTTGAGTAAATAAAAATCCACCTGGTATTAAATGAGTGTACATATGTTCTATTGCTTGGGGGGCATCATATAAATGCTCTATTACATGTGATGATAATATTAAATGGAATTTCTTGTCATATGGTATGCCTTTATGAACATCCCCTATTGTTAAATAATTATCTATAAATTCTTTATCATATATACTATCCCAAGTTTCTTTAGCTCGTTTACCTATATCAAAACCAAAAGTATTTTTAAAACCTTTATTATGTAAAAAACTTACTGCAGTAGCATCTCTGCATCCAATATCTAAAATATTTATATCTTTATCTTCAGATTCAAGATTAAATAAGTCCATAATTAATTTAAGATTTATTTGAGATGCTTTCATCCCACTTCTTTTGTTTTGAGCATCATAATAATCCTTATATGATTCTAGTTTTTTTAATTTCATTTGTTTAATTTTTGTTTAATTTTTATTTATATAATTCTTTATATGTTCTTTCCATCCAATAATTTACATGTCTATCATTTTGGGGTATAGCGTTAAAATGATAGATCCACCCTGCTTCTAAAAATATTAAATCATCGGGAAACCAAGAATGTCCTGGAATATATAGAAGGTTTTTTCTAAATAAATCTTGAAGATTATAGGCTTCAGGCATATATATTGTATCAATAGAATTTTGCTGAGCCAAATAATTTATAATAGTTTGGTCGGTTCCTGCTTTTATTTGTTCATTTAATTGGTTTATTTTATTTATGTTATTAGTATAATATTCTTGGACTTTTGTATAAAAGGGTATATGTTTTTTACTTGTTATCTGAAAGCCCCCATTAAAGTATTTCCAAGGTTTAACTTTAGGTTCATTTGTAAATAAATTATCTCCCCATTGTTTAATACTTCTAGTAACCCATTCATAACATCCATTATTAAGTGTTACCCCAAATTTACCTTCTGTTTGGTTGAAAAAATTAGGACAATTAGGATGGATAATAGTATCAGCATCCACTAATAATACTTGTTCATATTCTACTTCATTATGTTTTAATATATCATGAACCCAATAACGTTGCAATGTTATTTTAAATTGGTTAGGATCCATAATAGCTTCATCCCACTCTATAACTTCAACATCATCGTATTGTTCTGCCCATTTTTTCCAACTAGAAATAGAATAATGGTAAGGTGTGTTTCTATTGTTTCCTAAATCTATATTAGGGATAAATACTATATTCATATTAATTATTTATTAGTTCTAAAAGATTTGGGGGTTTTATTTGAGCATTGTGATAAGGTAATATATCTAATTTATCCAAATCATAAACACTTTCTAAATCAATTAGACTATATTGACCATTAGGTAATTGAATTATATTTTGGGGTACTATATCATAATATATTTTATTCCATTTCCTACAGTTTTTTAATATAGTAGTTAAAAAATCTTGGGGGATTTCATTACATACTTTTCCTTCTTGACAGATATAACCCATTAATTGATCCCCATGATATATTAGTGTTTTTAAAGCAGGGCATAATCCTACTAGGATTCCTGAGTTCAAAGCTTCATTAAAGTTATTTAAACGACAATAATCTAGATTAAAGATTTTGATGTATTCTTTGTTATTAATATCATAATAAACATTTCTACCATGAGATATATTATTTACTGTTCTATTAAATTTATTTATAATAACTTTTAAATCTCTGTTTTGGTGTTCTAAATCCTCATATTGGATTTTATCCACATAATTTATTCCCCATTTGTAAAAATCAAAATTAAAAGGGTGTCCTTTATGATTATTATTATTAAAAAACGATTCTATAGATTTCCAATCATTAATGTCTCTTTTAGTTGTTCTATTTTTACGAGCAAAATAAAATCTAGGTTCTAAAAATTTATAACCATTAATTGTAATACAATAATTTTCTAATATATCATCATCTCCTTTAGCTCCGAAATAATTAAACTTTCCTCTATTAGCTGCAAATACATCCACACCAGGAGGAAATTGTATATTTTGGTTTCTTAATTTACTTGAAATGATAATATCTAAATCATCATTATCTCTAATACCCATTATACTTAAAATAGAACTTTGGGTCAAACAATAATCATTTTTATCTATTCCCATTTTATCCATTTTTTCTAATAATTTAATTTTATTAGTTAATGGTTTAATTCTATGAATTCCATCTTTTTTTCTGGGTTTATTGTATATTTGCTCAGTTTCCATATAGAAAGGGATATAGGATTTACCCCCAATAAGTCTACCAATCATAGCACATGCTCTATGATAGTTATGTCTAATAAAACCATTATCAAATTCTACGGGATTTTGTTTTAAAAACTGTTGTATTTCTAAATCTGACATAGGGGTTAGACTGTTATAATATTCTTCGGTCATGTTTTCCCAACCTAAATCATGGTGATTTTTAACATTATGTCTAAATTCTGCTAACATGCAATTAAAGTATTGCCAGTTAGTGGGATTTAAATCAGATTTGGTTTTATTAATATGATGAGGTGTCTTAAAATAATTAACAATATCTTGTATTTTTGTTAAACTACCATTTTGGTGGATTATTTCTTTACCTCCACCTCCATGTTGGATTTCCATATTTAAAAAATACTCTAAACTTATAGGTGAATAATGCATTGTAATTTATGTTATGTTATTTTTATATTAATCTTTAAATATATTACCCTATTCCTTTCCAAGTTGCACCATTAGATGTATAAAAGTGATTAGCTTTATGTGTAGAGTTGTAATAATAATTATATCCTTTATCTACCATATCTATAGCCCAATATCTGTCTTCTTTAGTAGAGTAATCTTCAGGCATAGGGTTATTTAATAGAAATTGTCTATTATAAAAGCAAAACGCATTATGTAAAAACTGTCTGTTTTCTATTTTTGAAAACATATTTATTTCACGTCCTTCTTTAAAATGACTCCAAATATATCTTTTTGATATTTTTTTACCTTTATATATAGGGGTTTGTTGACCAAATACAGCTACAGCACTACCAGCTGGGGTTAAATTAAGTTCTATTAATTCTAGATCAACTTGAGTAATTTGTGCATGAGCGGACAACACTAAAATTGTATCTTTAGTAGCGTGTTTGGCTCCTAAATTAATTGATTTACCCGGGGTATAATCATTAATAGGAACAATTTTAATTGTAGTTCTATCTTTAAATAAATTTACTGTATGTAAAGAATCATCTGTAGAATTATTGTCTACAATTATAATTTCTGGTTTATTAAAATGGTCTAAACATGATTGGATTGCAAACCCAATAAATTCATTTTCATTTCTGTTTCTAATTATAATACTTACATTATCATCCATATCGTCTGTCCATATTATTTGGTTTAGTACTATTTAAAATTTTTTCTAATGTAATGTAATCTATTGCTTGTGCGGGGTCACTAATTGAATTATCGGGTTCAGGATGACATTCAATTATTAAACCATCCGCCCCCGCTGCTATGGCTGCTTTTGACATTGGTTCTACAAAATTTCTATACCCTGTTGAGTGGCTAGGATCAAATATAATAGGGATATTTGTTAATTCTTTTAATGCAGGTATCATCATTAAATCAGGAGCCCATCTAATAGTAGGAAATACATGTCTGTAATTAGGCATACCAACTACTCCTCTTAAACATATAGCTATATTATCATTACCCCCTACTAAAATTCGTTCACATGCACCTAATATTTCATCTATAGTACCCCATGTACCTCTTTTTAGTAAAACTGGGGTATTACATTTACCTAAAGCATCTAACAAAGTATAATTTTGAAAATTTCGAGTACCTATTTGAAATACATCTGCTACTTGTGATACTTCTTCTATCATACTAGCATCCATAACTTCAGTTACAATAGGTAGATTAGTTTCTTCTTTTACTTGTTGTAATAATCTTAGTCCTTCTTCTCTTAATCCTTCTTTCCAACCATTAGTCTCTTTTAAAATAGGGTAAGTACATGGTTTATAAGCACCTGCTCTAAAAGCATTTGCACCTAATGATTTAATTTTTTTAGCAATATCTATTATTTCAGGACCTTCTACAGAACAGGGTCCTGCTATTTTAGTATATCTCCAATTAAACTCTTTAGTTTTATCAATTGATATATTTAACTTACCTTGCTCTTTTAATAATTTAATGTACTCGTTCATTTATATTTTTTTCTGCTTTTAATAAATCTTGCTCACTGTGGATATTAGTACAATCATCCATCATACTACCTACTCTTCTACTCATAGCTCCTATATTAACATGTTCTGCTTTTGTAATTCTAATTGAACCATTTCTGGTACCATCAGGATCTACTGTAAATAAATCATCATATTTATTTTCTACTGCATATGTTAACATTTTATCTAAAGGTATTGTTCTGTCAGGGTGGTCAGGTTGTATACCTACTACATGTGTAAAATTATTATGTCCATACTCTTTAAAGATTTTAATATATACATCAGCTACTTCTCTTTCACCCATAAAATCCTTACTTCTCCCAACCACTCTTACTCCGTAAGCTTCAGCTATTGTTTTAGTTACTTCATCTTCTGTTGAAACTATTATAGTAGTTGCTAATTTAGATTTTTGTGCATATTCTATAGAATGTTCAAGTAGTGTTTTACCTGCTATAGTTCTTTTGTTTTTACCTACTAATCTTTTAGAGTCACCTTTAGCTGGAATTATTATAAATGGTTTTATCATATTTGGGTTAATTTATTAAATTTATTTTTTATTAAATTTTCTTTAGATATATAATTTTTTTTGTTTCCCTTAATTTTATGATGTTCAATATAAGATTTAGAATGCATATTTTTAATAGTATCTACGATTATTGTAGGTAATATAAAGTTATTAGAGATAAATAAAAGGTTATTTACTTCTTTAGGAAATATATGTACTAAAGTATAATTATATTTATTCATTAACATTTCATATGCTTTAGCAGAGGCCCCATATTGGGAGGTTCCATCTTTTTTATAGGTTTTATCATATTTTACTACATACCCTTCATTATATTCAAAAATAGGATTAAACTCAACTATAGCTACAGAGGGTCTAAAATCACCTAATAATAATTTTTCTAACACATACCAATCCATACTATCAATATCTAATGATAATAAATCAAAGTTTTTAGGGGTCTCATATTTAGTTAATAATTCACATATGTTATTAGGTGTTATTATTTCATTTTTAATTCTTGGGTGCATTCTTTTCCACCTCTTCCCATCTATTTCAGTAGTCCCCCAACCATATTTATCAGCTAAATATCTAACATGACTTCCCCCATAACCATGAGCTGAGCCAATGTCTACAGCGTATTTATTTACATCATTTATATACTCAAATAAATAATCTAATATTCCGTCTTCCCCATCATCACTATACCAAGGTCCTTTACAGTACCAGCCTTTATTTTTTGGCTTTTTGGGTAATAATGGTTTCTCTTTAATTCTATATTGATCTAAATCTGTTAGCCAATTGTCATTTGGTATTTTTTTAAATATTGGATCCATTTTATAATTTATTAATTGACCATTTATATGCTTTAGTTTGGCCTTCTATTGTCATACCCCCTATATGAGGAGTTACTATAATATTTTTACCTTCATTCATTGCTTTTATTATAGGAGATTTAGTTAAATCATCAAATTCATTTTCAATTACATCAGTTCCATAACCTGTTAATGTTTTATTTTCTAAAGCCTTAACTATATCATTTTCATTGACTATTTCTCCTCTTGATGTATTAATAATATACAAATCTTTTTTAGCTAAACCAAGTAAATTCTTATTAATCATATATTTTGTTTTATCAGTAACATGTACATGAAGTGAAATAACATCACATTTTTTAAACATATTTTCTAAAGATATTGGATTTGGTGGAGTATACCCAACTATATAAGGGTCATATACTTTAACATTTGCCCCAAAAGCTTCACAAAAATTACACATCATTTTACCTAATCTACCATATCCTATTATACCAATAGTTAAATCTTTAACTTGTCTTCCTACAAATTGTGTATAATCCCAATAGTATCTTGAAACATGATTATTACATTCAGGAATATTTCTAAGTAAAGAAAGCATAAGACCAAATGCTAATTCTGAAGTAGAGGGTAAATCGTTAATTAATTTGTAATCATTTTTATGGCATTGTATTTCAATATTATTTAACCTACAGTACTCTAAATCAATATGGTTTAATCCTGTAGAGCATGAATTAATAGTTTTAACTTTAGTATTTTCTAATAATTTTTTATCTATCGTATATGTTTGTTGATTAGGGTTACATACTATAGTATCTATATGATTAGATAATAGTAAGTTTCTAACTTGATTTTTAGTACCCTCTTCTAAATAAAATACTTGACCTTTAGTATGTAATAAATCAACTATACCATTTAAATGAGATATGGGGGTGATAACTGCTATTTTTGCCATGCTTCAATAATACTATCTACAACTTGCTCTGTTGTATAATTAACTTTATAATCTATTAATTGTTTTGCTTTAGATGTATTAGCAAATCTTCTTTGTATTTCATTATAATTACCAAAGATTTTATCCTTATTAACGTAAGAAATTTTTGATAAAGAGCCTACTTTTTCTTTTACATATTCCGCAATATACTTAACTGTTGTCTCTTGATCAGTACCTAAATTTACAATTTCATTATTGATAGGAATAAGATCAGATAAACCATCAGCTATATCACTAGCATGAGATATAGATCTAGTTTGTGATCCATCACCATGAATAATAATTTCTTTATTGTTCATGGCTAAATCTATAAAAAGAGGTACATGTCCCCCTGACCAACTTTTATTTGATCTGTTAGATGCACATCCAAATATTCTTGCAATACATGCTTGTAAATTACTTTCTTGAATAGAATTAAGTATATATTGTTCACTGTGCCACTTTGATAAAGCATATGAATATCTTAAATTGGTGGGGGCACCCATGGTAATATTATCATCTTCCTTAAAAAAAGTAGAATTACCATATATGTCTGATGTAGATGCAAATATAAGCTTACTGCCATCTGTTAAGCATTTATTAACTAATACTTTTGTCATATTATAATTAACATCCATTACTTCAGCTGAAGCAATACTACCATCCCATACCTTTTTAAGAGAAGCTAGATGAAAAATCACATCATATTTTTTATATTCAAAGTTATTCCAATGAAGGTGATACTGCCATGAAGTAATGTCATCTTTTATAAAATCAACATTATTAGGTATGTTATTAATATTACCAAATGATAAATTATCTACACCCGATACAATATATCCTTTACGGGTTAAAGAATCACATAAATGACTACCAATTAAACCTGCTGCGCCTGTTATTAAAATTTCCATTACTTATTTTGGTTTAAATGTAAAAAATTTAAAGCACTATCTAAACCACCACAATATTGATTTATAGTTCTTTTCCACTCTAAATTATAGGAAATAATTGAATTATTCCAATGATGATGAAAAGTAAAATGTTTATTTAAATATCCTGAGGGGATAATTAATATTTGGACTTTTTCTTTATATATATTTGGATCATTTTTTAAAATTATTTCTTTAGTCTTTAAATTTACACTAAATGTTATCTTTAAATCACTAATTATAAATTGTAATATCCATTCAGATGATAATTTTAGTTTATCCATCATTGAAAACATATTTTTACACGACAATTTAAAATTTTTAATTAAATAAGTTTTACTTATTGATTTGTGTGTTATAATAGGATTAATCTCTTCTGAGTACTTTGAATATGCATATTTTTTAAAATTAATCGTTTTATATTCTCCTTCTATAATTGTTTTATTATTTTTAATTATAATGTTATTGTTATAGCATACTGCGTGTGTGGGGATTCTTGTTTTTTCTTCGTATATCTGGGCTACCCTTTTTCTTTCTATATATTCTTTAGGGTGTGTGTCTGCAAAGTCTTTTGCTTTGGGGCCTAATATAACCATATCAGAAGAATAAGGTATAAGATGTTGGGGGTTAAGTATTTTTAAAGATTTTGATTGTAATTCAGTCCTATTTTCTTGTCTTTTAAGAGATGCTTGTTGTTTTTCTTTAAAAGACATATTAGAAAAACATACAGGATAATTATCAGCTACTCCATTAAAAGGAAATGCTATTAAATTTGCATCTTCCATTGCTTCGATTAGTGGTATATTGCCATTTAATTCGTAAGGTCCATTATCCGATAATAATACTATTTTTTGGTTATGAATAATTTGAGATTGAAATATTCTTTCTATAACTAATCCTGCATCTACTGATAAATGTGCTAACGTACCTGCTTCGTCTTTTTTATCCATAACTAACCCCCCACCATTCATAGGTGGTATAACATTAAAGAATATTTCTTTTTCAATTTCTGTTCTTTCTAAAGGTTTTAGCATTAAGATTTCTTTAAAGCCTAAATTATTTAGTATGTTTTTTATTACATGATTAGGGTATATGTCTGGGATATAGAATTTTGTTTTTTTATCCATAAGTTTTATAGCTTCTAAATCCATATGATCTTGATGAACATGGGATATAAAACAATGGGTGGTTCCTTTTAAGTATTTTTCTATATTATCTATTTTGGGGAATTTTCCCCATGTACCATCAAATAACCCCTCAGTAATCCAAGGGTCACATACTATTTTGTGTTTATTAATTTCTACTATTGTAAATGCATTGTGTACATTTTTTATATTCATAATCTTATTTTTTCTATTAATTTAATTGTGGGTTCAATATCTTTTAGGGTAAAACCATTTCCCCTTAAAATTTCTTGATAACTTATGTTGTGTAATTCAGTAAAACCTGTTGAGAATTCTAATTCATTGTTATTTATTTTTATAGATCTAAAGGGTTTCCATCTATCCCAAGGTAAGTCTTCTTTTTGAATACTTAAATTATATTTTACTTCAGCATTCTCTAAGATTAATGTTCCCCTTGAAGTTTTATTAGTATTAATAAATTCAAAATCTTTTAAATCCCCAAAAATCCATAATAACATATCAAAAAAGTGAACACCTATATTAGATGCTACTCCACCTGATTTTTCTAAATCACCTTTCCAACTATAATCATACCATAAGCCTCTAGGTGTAATGTAATCTATACTTATTTTATGAAATTTATTAGTATTTAAATATTTTTCTTTTAATGCTTTAATAGTAGGGTGATATCTAAGTTGTAAAATAGTATTAATTACCTTACCTGTTTCTTTTTCTATAGATTTTAGGGCTTCTAAATGTTCATATATTAATACTAATGGTTTTTCACATATAACATTACATTGATTTCTTAAAGCTAATCTAATGTGAGAATCATGTAAATAATTAGGAGAACATATAGACACATAATCTATACCTTGTCCTTTACGTCTAAGTCTATCTAAATGTCTATCAAATCTTTCAGGTTCTTTAAAGTATGAAGAATTAGGGTAGTATTGATCAATGTATCCTATACCATCATAGGGATCTAATAATGCAACTAATTCGTTATTAGTGTATTTAATAGCTTCTACATGTCGAGGGGCAATATAACCACTAGCTCCTATTAAAGCGAATTTTTTCATATTTCTTTTGCGGGGTTACCCTAGATGTTAGCTGTTTTATGTATCATAATTTTCTATTATATTGACTATTCTTTTAGATGTGTTACCATCCCATATAAAAGGAATATCTGTATGTTGATTTTTTTGAAATATAAAATCTTTATCTACATTTACTAATGTATTACCTCTTTCTAAAGTAACCAAATGTTCTGTTGTTGGTCTTAATGTTAATAAAGGTACATTTAAAAAACCAGCTTCACATTGTATCCCACCCGAATCTGAGATTGCTCCTTTACTACATTTTAAATAATTAATAAAATCTAGATACCCTAAAGGTTCAATAAATTCTATATTATTATAAGTGTGGTTTAGATTATTTTTTAATCTAGGATGAGTGGGAATTATTATTTTTTTGCCCAATTTATTTAATTTAGATAAAATTTTGTGTAATATATTTTTATTATCTACATTAAATGGTCTATGTAAAGTACATAAATAGTAGTCTTTATTTATAATTTTGTTTAAATTAATTTTATGTAGAGTATCAATAGCAGTATTTCCAACTAATTTTATTTTATCTTTATTAAAACCTTCATTAACTAAATTATTACAAGCACTTTGTTCAGTACAAAATAATAAATCTGATATATTGTCAATTAATATTCTATTTATTTCTTCGGGCATTTTTGTATCAAAACTTCTACAACCTGATTCTATATGAAATATAGGTATATGTAATTTTACAGCAGCTAAAGCACCTGCAAGAGTAGAATTAACATCTCCATAAACTATTAATGCTTGGGGTTGTTCTTTTAATAGAACTTTTTCTATTTCAATTAAACTATAGCCTGTTTGTTGGGCATGGGTACCTGATTTTATACCTAAATGGTAATTAGGTTCTGGAATATTTAGTTCTTGAAAAAATATTTTAGACATTTTATAATCATAATGTTGATTTGTATGAATTATGATATTATTATAGCCTTTATTAGATAATTCTTCTATTAAAGGGGCTGCTTTTATAAAATTTGGTCTAGCAGCTACTATATGTGCATATGTATTAGTTTCTCCAAACATTTATTTGGAAACAATTTCTAGTTATTCCTTCTTTTAATTTCATAGGTAAAATAGAATGATATGAATCATCAGTTCTTAAAAAGCCCACTAATCTATTAGGTTTAAAATCTACTGAAAGAAAACAATTTACTTTTTCTGCTTCTTCTTCGTTTAAAGAATGTACTTTTTGACTATATCTACCTTTTCTTAATTGAGAATCTATACTAGTATCATTCCAATCATAAGAAATATCTGAATCTGTAACTTCCCAAAATTGAGTGCCTCCTGTATTGTCTTTACCCCAATCAGGATTATCCATATATAATAAAAAAGATAATACTTTTTTAGAATTATCTGGGTGTATTATATCCCCATAATTATTCGTATTGCACCCCATTTTACAACCTATACTACTATTATTGTATATTTCTTTAGTAACTATTTTATTATAAGTTAGACTGTCTTTAAATATATTATGAAAGTACTTATAACTTTTATTTGTATATAGTTCAGTTAAAAAATTATCCCATAAAGGACTTTGGGATGTTATTTCATTAAAGGTGTCTTTATTATTTCCAAAACCCCCTCCAACACAATAACTAGATCCATGTGGTTCGTTGGGTCTGGTTACTCGAGGAGTTTCTGCTACTGTAAATTGAAACTTATTGTTGTCTTTTAGTTGTCTAAATTCTGAGTTTAAATTTTTAAATAGATCTTCTTTTATAAAATTATCTACGTAAAAGTAAGGAAAAGGAGATTCTATTAAATTTTCATTTAAATCTTTAGATGTGTAATTAAAAAAATGTCTCATAATTATAATTCTATTATTTTATAGGGGGCGTCTGAAGAACAGTTATGCTTCCATAGTTTGTTTATTAATGTATTTTTATATTGGTTTTTTACTTTAGGAAAAGTCTTAGCAGGATTTTCAAAATCCCACCCCCAACGTTTAATCCAATTTTTATGATGTTCACCATAATTTTCTTGAGAATATTTTTTACTATTTTTTTTTATAGCATGGGTTAAATTGACGGGGATATTATACTTCTTTTTAATAGATTGACAATTTTCAATATATAAACTAGTAATAGATAAAGTTGGAATATTGTTTTTTGCAAATTGCATAATAAGATCAGGAGCCCAAAATAAAAAATTAAAATCTGTTGTTGGTTCTATAATTTTATTCCATTTTTCTATATTCCACCCTGTTACTGCCCATGTAGGAATATCTATGATAAATGCATATTTGTTTTGATGGGACTCATGATAGTGCTTACTCATATTATCATTATGGGTGGGGGATATCCATCTATGTTTAGGAGAAAGGTAACTTAAATGTCTATGACCTAACATGCCTCTGGGTAAAAGGTCTTTTTTAAATTTTTCTACAGAATTGATTCTAGTATTTTTACCATTATCTAATACATTAAATCCTATACAACCATAATCATTAATAGGGCCATTTATGATCATATTATTTAATGTAGTAAAAAAATCTTTACTAAGAGGCCAATTATCATGTTGAAAACAAATTATCCATTTACATTTAGGTCTATTTTTATTTATAAAATCAATTACTGTTTGGGTAGCCATTTGCACTCCTGTAGATTTATTTTCTAAACATTGTATTCCGTGCTTTTTACATATTGATTTTCCTTTTTCTAATTCTTCTGGAAAACTATTATCATCTACATTTATAAACTCAAAACCCTCAGTGTTTATATTTTTTAAAACTACTTCTTCTAACATATCATAATTGTTGTAAGAAGAAACATATATAATTATACTATCTTTCATATTAATTTTTTAATTTTTTTAACAAAGACTTCTGTTGAATTAAAATTCAATCCTCCTTCTATAGTATTTAAAATAAAATCTTTATCAGGATTTATTATTTGATCTTCTAAGGTGCTTATTATTTTATTACTATTTAATTCTACTAACCCCTTAAAATCATAAAATAATCCTGTTTGGCCACTACCATTTATTATAGCTGTTGGGATTTTTAATTGTAAAGGTTTAAAGGCCATAGTAGAAGGAGCAGATATTACCATAAAACTTTGTGCTATTAATAAATTGTCGTCTTCTACATCTACTAATATTTCATAGTCTAATTCCTTAGGCAAAATTGAATTTAAATAACTTATATTATGTTTATAACCGCCTTCGTCTGCTCTGCTTTTTAACTTAATAATTATTTTTTTATTGTATCTTTTTTGTAATTCTAATAAACCACATTCATTAAAAAAATGTTTGTTAAAAGATATTTTAAACTCACAGTGTCTATTACCTAAAAAATTACAAATAACAAGTATATGTTTTTTTTCTTCTGAAGAGTATTTTTTTAATTTATCATTAGAGGGTATTCCTCCTAATATAGTATGGGGTTGTTTTTCTTTTTCCCCAAAAACAAAACATTTATTAAAAGCTTTGTTATGATGAATATTTACATAATTTGCGTCTGTGTTTCCATGACTGCATCCTATCATGGGGCACATTTTATTTTTAAAAATATATCCTGAGTTCCATTTTTTAGTTAATCTATTGTCATCACATAAAATTAAATCATATTCGTTATAGTATATATCATTTATAGTGGGGATAATATGTGTAAAATATTTAAGATATTCTTTGTCAAAAAGTATTCTTGTATCAAAACTACCAGGCCATTTATGAGAAGGATCCATTTGGTAAAGTTTTAATAAGTGAACTTCAAACTCTTTAGATAAAGAGGGGAGTATAGGATATATTCTTTCTCCTGTTCTATACTGGGTTGTTATGAATAGTATTTTTTTCATATTACCCCAACCAAGTTTTAAATGAATCTAATGTAAATTCTCTAGCATGGATGTACCATAAATTATGTTTAGGGTTATATTCATTATATTCACAGCATAACCAACCATCTTCAAATTTTACTAATTTTATACCATGTTCATTACATATTTCCTCTGTGGATTTATCCCATTTATTGAAAGGGGGGACAAAAATAGATGATTTTGATAAACTACAACTAGTTAAAATACTTAATTCTTGGGTTTCTTTAGTTAATAATCGATGATCTACATGAATTAACCCATGTCCCGCTCTAGTTATCCATTCAGGAAATTCAGGAACCCCACATTTGTCTACTTGATAGAATTTTCTATAATCACTATGTGCATTTAATATTTGAGGGAAGATTCTTTGTTGGGTTTTTCCTTTTTCATCTGACATATTATGTACCAAAGGAGATATACAAAATATTACATCTGCAGATGGTATTTCTTTTTTAATATGTTTAGCTATATCAATATGAAGTTTCATATCAGCATTTAAGCATATGTCATCAAATCTAAATATTTTTCTGCTCATTTTTTAATAATTCTAAAGTGTGTATATTTGTTGAATTTTCTTGGAAGTTTACTTTAATTCCTTTAGATTTAAATTTAGTTAAATCTAAGTATTGTTTACCACTAATACCCGAAAAATATTCAGTAGCATTATGTTTTAAACAAATGTCTACTAGTCTTTCTGTTGATTTTAAGTTTGTGGGGTAATCATATAAAATTTCAGTATTATATCCTAATAATTTTGTTAGTTTTTCTATTATTTGAGAATTAGTAATAAATAGGTTTTCGTTAATACAATCATCTAATTGATTTAATATAGTTGCATATTGGGGGAGGTTAATTTTAATTTTATTCCAATCTTTTATATAATTTAAATAAGTTTTTGTATTAATAGGATCTAATCCTTTTTTGGTACTCATAGTATGCCATTTTCCTTCTAAATTAAAACGATTTTGGAATCCATTTTTCTCAAATTGACAATGCCCCAAAATAATAAACTTATCCACTTCTTTAATTTTTTGAAAAAAAGGATACCAAGGTAAAAAATTAGGTTGATGTATAGCTATTTTCATTTATGTTTATTATGTTTAACTTCTAAAACATACCCATCATCCCTAATATCTTGGTTAATCCAATTAAATGAAGTTCCACATTTCCATGAAGTATAATTAAAACTTAATTGATCTCTTTTACTCCCATATTTAAGTTCTTCCCACCATAATTCCATACAATCTATAATGTCTTTTTTATTATGTTTTCTAAACATAACTCCACTAACTATTAATCCATTATTAGGAGGGTAACCTTCTTTAAAATATTTATTCATTTGGTTTTCTATTATTTTTGGGTTGTCCTTCCAATTATTATTTTTATTACCTAAATAAAATATGGCTTTTGCTTCATCGTAAATACAATTTCGTTTATCCCAACAACTCATATGGTTATAAACAGCCATATTTTTATTACTTAAATATTCTTCTTGGAGTTTATCTACATTTCCTACTATTATTTCATTTCCATCTACCCATATACTTAAATCATATTCAGGTAAAAATCTATGAGGGAGGATTTTATATTTTCTTGCAGTTCGTGTATTATCTTTATATAAGGGTAAAACTTTTCTAATTTCCCATATACTATTAGGGTTATCTATATCTTGATCCGTAAAACATATAAAATCATACCCCTTAGGAATGTATTTTGGTTCAGTTAATGAGTCGTATTTTCCTATAATAGATGTATATATTACTTTTTTATTCATAATTTATTCCTTTTACAAAATTCATTTTTAAATTTTGTTGTCTTTGTACTTCATATACATTTGAATATCTTACTACACAATGGTTGGTACCACATTGGTTAGATATATTAATTTTGGATTTTGATTTTATATAAAGTTGTAATCTTAAATCCATATTACGCATATCTAAAATATTATTTATAAAATTAAAATCATATTGGTTTAATGGTTTATATGTCCAGCAAAAATAGGGTAATTTATTATTTTTAAGTAAATTTATTATTTTTTTATTATCATTTATAAAGCTAGATTTATTGTATTTCCCAGATTGGGTTCCGAATCTTTCAGAAATTAATAAGCTACCAAATTCACTATCCCCTACATATTTTTTTATTATTTTGTCTCCTAACTCCTTTTCTTCTTTAGACCAATATAGTTCTGGTTGGGAATCTTTATATTCATCTTCACTAAATTGCCAAAATTTTAGGATTTGTTCTGTTAGGGGGGTATTAATATTTGAATTATATATTCTATAATGGTCGTGAAATATTTCTCCCTCTATTTCGTCTTTAAAACTATCTACATAAGGGTTATTTTGGAAAATATCATACATTACATTTGTATCTATATCAAATAACTTTTTAATTAATTTATTAGAAGGTACATAAACTTTACATTGGGGATATTTATTTTTTAATAATCGTGGAATAGATGAAATAATACCCCAATCTCCTGTTCCCCATGTAGTTCGTAGTATTGTAAAATTTTGCTGTTTTAAATATTCATCAGGGATCCTTAATCCTTCAGATTCATCAAAACCTAATTTACTTACTTCTTTAATAGGGTATACTTTATTATCTAATATTCTCCAAAAAATCATAATGTATTATAAAAATTATTTTGGGCTTCTTGTCTTGTGATTTCTTTAGGATGCCATAAAGAATATTCTTTATTAGTAGGCAATGCTGAATAGTTTTTGTTTCCTTTAATTATTTCATGCACTTTATTTTGCCATCTTATTTCGGGAATATTTTTTAAAATACGCATTTGATAATCAGGATAATTAATCCATCCTTTATCACTCATATTCCAACCCCATTCACCTAAATGAGATTGAGTTATACCAATTACTTCATTAATTCTAGGAACTAAAAATACTTCAGTTTCGGTATTTTCTTCTAATATACTGGGCAACACATTAATTAAATATTCATCAGGATATTCATCCGCATCAATTTGAAATATCCAATCACCTGTGCATTTTTCTTTTAAATTATTTTTAAAATTTGAAAAGTGACCATTTAAAGGAAATTCTATGACTTTAACAGGGGTTTTAATTGGGTTATTTTGCCAAGATTGATCTATTTGGTCTAATACTTCATATACTTCAGGTGTTGTATTACCTTTATCACATTGAACTACTATTTCGTCTTCTTCTCTAATATTTTCAATTAGAAAATTTAATAACCTTTTTAATTCTTCATGTTCATTACAAACAGGAATAGCATAACTTATTTTCATTAACCTTTATTTTTTAAACATTCCCATTTCTTCGGCTGCATCCATAAAACAAAGTTTATCAAAACGTAGTGGGTTTTTCATATCCATTTTGTGTTTGTAGAATGTACCTGGATTTTTAGGATCAGGATATTTATCTTGTTCTTCTTCAGGTATTACAACTGCTTTTACACATGTCCATTGCCAATCTTTTGTTCCTTTTATTGGTTCAGGAAATATCATACCTTTTTCGGGCATTGTAATAACAGTAGGAAACCAAGCCAACACATCTCCACCTCCTGGTGGTTCATGATCTTGTCTTAAATCTCTAATTAAGTCTGCTGTTGTTTCTTCTGCTAATTTAACTATTTCACTGTCTGCTTTCATTGTAGTATTTGAAGTATAACCACTAGTCATACAAAGCCATGTTTTTATAGGTCCTTCTGCTGTTGTAAATTCGGATTCATAACATGCATTACTATCACAAATAGGACTGTTTACTAATTTATCTTGTCCTTGTTCCATTATGCTTCTACTTTTTTAAGTTTTGGTAATTTTAATTTTGGAAGTTCTGGTAATTTATTATCCCCTATTTTTTTAAGTTTGGGTAATTGTAATTGCTGCATTTGGGGTGCAGCCTCTACTTTAGGCATAAAATTATTTATTAATTCACCCATTTTATCAAAACTAAAGTTATCCTTAATATATTGTGTTTGTTTGCGTGATTTTTCAATGTATTTTTTATAATGATTAAATACATCTTTCATTGCTCTACTTGCAATCGCTGTATTAATATTGAACCATTGGGATTCTTTTAATAAAAATTGATTTGCAGCAGATTTGTGTATTGGTTTTAATTCACCACCTATTAAAACATTATAATCAGGATGTAAGAAATCAGTATGGCCACTCCAGTTGGTTGTTATAACAGGTTTACCCGTAACTGCTGCTTCAAGTAATGGTCTACCAAATCCTTCACCTTTAGTGAATGATACAAATGATTTTACACGAGGATCATTGTTTAATTCGTTCATTTCATTATCTGTCATTTCACCATGTAACAGATAAATATTTGGTAGAGTTCCTTTAACTTGAGATTTTATTTTATTAATTTTTTTAAGTATTTCTTCTCTATCTAATAATGAATAACTAACATGGTTAGTCTTTAATATTAATGCAGGTTTCTTTTTAGAGGGGGTGTTGAAGGTTTCTAAAAATGTTTTAATCATTAAACCTGTATTTTTTCTATCTTCACCAAATTTACCTGGTAACCAGTGTCCTGTGTATAAAAAACAAAACTCTTCATCCACACCATCTAATATAGAGGTTTTATTTGGGTTTTTATAATATTTATCTAAATCTAAACCTTCAAATAATACTTCACATGGTTTTTCTAATTTAATTGAACCTATAACTTGACCCTGTGATTGTTTTTGGAAGGTTGATTGTTGAGCCACATTTTTAGAATGTTGAGATGAAACTAAATTTAAATTCATTTTATTCATTCCCTCTAAAAACTTAACTGGAAATATAGTAGATTCTATACCCGCTGATATACCAATATTAAAATTACCTATTGGTTGAAATTCATCCGGAACTGTAATTTGCATCCAAATGTCTGGTTTTTGTCTTAATTGTCCTGTAAATCTTTGTCTTAAAGGGTCATCTTTTGATAAAAAATTCCAAGGGCAATCTCCCCAACGTTGGGGCATAATTTTAATATCCCATTCAGAGTCTTTTTCTTTAATTAATGATCTTACAAAATCTCTTGATCTTGCTCCATAACCTGAAAATGTGTCTATTGGACACGATACTACGCATACTGGTTTCATATTGTTGCTATTTCTTTTTTAAATTCGTCTGTTGTACTTATTGGATTTGGGTTGTGATTATCTAAAATAGTGCTGTCGTCTACTTTAACTAAATGGAATCGTGGTTGTGGTTTCCATTTGTCAAATAAAGTGTTTAAATTTTCTATAAAGTTTTGACCCATATTTTCTGATGTAAACATTGATTCGTCGGACATAACCCATTCTCTACCTGCCATACCTCTTCTTAATCTTTCTTCTCTACCCATTTTGTAGGTTTTCATAAGAGTTACTGCGGCATCTTCAATTGAACATTGAGAAGCAAAGATGTAAGGTGTTAATGGTGAACCTTTAACTGAACGTGTTTTGGGGAACATCGGCATTGCCCATTCTCCACATTTTTTATAACGTCCATCTGCATTTGAAGGCCATTCTGTTGTAAATTTAACCCAATCACCATTTTCGTCTTCAAAACGCATTTGATCTTGCATACCACCTTGTACTGGTGCTATAATCATTCTACCTGCTGTAAGTGATTCTGTTAAACCTAATCCCCAACCTTCATTATCAGTCATAAACATATGGGCATCTGAACAATTATAAAGATAATTTAGGTGTTTTTCATCATATTTAGTATTTGTAAATATAACTTTATGCCTTTCATCACAAAAATTTTCAACTACTGCGGGTAAATCAGTTCCATTTTGGTCTATTGGTTCTGTGTGCATTATTAATGTACATTTTTTAGCTTTAGCATCTGGAAGTTGATCTAAAAATAATCTCCAAGCTAAAATAATATCTGATGCATTTTTTCTACGAATATTTCGTGAATTCCAAAGTACGACAAAATCTTGTTCTTCTTTACCTAATAAATCTTCTTTAAAAGCTTCAAACTTAAAATCATTCATTATAGGGAAAAATTTATCCTTATTTATACCATGAGGAACATATTTTACAGCCCAATCTTCTTTTGGGTGGTCTTTTAAAACATTTTTTACAATGTTTTCTGTTTGACGAGAAATACAAAGATGCATGTCATCTGAACGATAAAATTCTCTATTATACATTGGATATGGAACATCATCCCATATAGTGTAAAATACCATTGGTATGTTTTGACGAATTTCATTTTCCATTTGATACAACCAAATCCAATAACGTGGATCTGTAAAATGCATTATAGCATCTGGTTTTTCTTGAGCAATAATTTGTCTTAATATAGCAGCATCCCCGTATCCATCACATGCTATGATTTTTACATCTGAATCTGTTAAATTAGATTCTTTATTTACATCATTAGATACATTAAACCTTTTACCTGCTTCAGGATGTTTAATAGCTCCTCCTAAATTTACCCAATTAAAATGGTGTGCTGTATTTAAAATTATTTGTCTTGACATTGTACCCACTCCACTATTTGTGCGGATATCATCTGATAATAAAAGAATCTTTTTACGTTGATCTTTTGGAACATAACCTTTTTTCATAAAATTTGTTTTTAACTTTGTTTTGTTAATTATAAACTACCACTTACTGTTAATTCTGTGTGGTTGTGAATTTGTTTTCTAAATTCTTCATCTGTTAGATAAAGATGTAGTGCTCTATTAGTTAGTTTTTGAAGATTAAATTTATGTCTGATTGATGAAATTTTAAAGTCTTCAAATAAATGATCTACTATTTTTACACTTGTTAATTTTAAATTTGAATTTGCCATTGCGTATATTTTTATATTCGAATATACATATATCAGTCTTCAAAAAACCCATTAAGATTAGTGGGTATTTTTTCACCTCTTCTTTTAGCATGTTTAATTGTTTTTTCTAAAGGACCTTTTAATTCTTTTGGTAATTTTATATATTCTTTAATAATTTCTTTTTCAACAACCACTTCTTTTTCAGCTTCTTCTTCCCAATCGTTTTTTGCATCCTTAAGTAGTTGGTTAGGTGGTAGAGCAGGTATATCATCCTCTTCCCAATGTTCTAATTCATCAACATCTGAAGAGTCAAAATGATCAGTTAAAGGATATGATACCCCCCATTCTGCGCCTTCTGGAACTGAACATTCTATTTTTTCTTCTAACACTTCCATTATTTCTTCTTCTGTCACGGTGTCTTCAATATCAGGATGTTTTTTAGCTATTTTAGCAAAAGCCATATTGGCAGCCACAACCATTCCAATAGCTAGTGGATCAAATACAAAAATAATTAATAACATAAACCAATTAATAATTTGATCCATAGGTCGATCCATTAATGTTGCTATATATTGAAGTGGGCCTAATTCTCGCGCAGATTCATTATTAATTTGCGTGTCTAATATTAATACATCAAGATTAGCGATTGAATCAGTTACTGCGTTTAAATTAGTTTTTGCTTCTTGTAATTGTGATTGTAATAGTTTACGTTGACGTGATGATGTTGTAGTTACAAGTTGGCCTGTTTCTTTATCAACATACTGTATCATTGTTGGATTTGAAAGGGCTGTGGTTAGTTCTTTAACTGATACTTTGTAATCATTTCTTTGTTCTTCGAATCGAGTTCTTTTTTGATCAATTATAGCTACTTGTTTATCTAAAAATTCTGATTGAGTTGCTGTTTCAGCATACGCACCAGATAGATATCCATAGATACCTCCGGATGTAATTACCATAAGAATAAAAACAGCTAATACAAAATAAAATCGTAAAAATTTATTAATTGTGTCCCAATATTGATATAAAAGGGAAGCTACAACTAATTTAGCTGCTTCTAAAGCACCTGCCATTATAATTACTTGTGTGCTAGCACCTGCAAATAAATGTGACAAGCCAAATACTGAGTAGAATGCTGCTGATGCCGATACAGAAAGCGCTGACAGCGCTATAATGTATGGAAATAATTTTTGTTTCATTTTTAAATTAGATTAAGTACATGTTTTACACCATTTAGAAGAACACTTACCAGCGTTTTCTGCCTTTTGGGTAATTTTATCTATGTCATAAATATGAGAACCTTCTATAAATACGTCTTCTATAAATGACTTTATACTCTTTTCTAATTTATTTCGCGTTGTTTTACCGCTGGAAGGCACAAATTTTTGGATACGTGACTTCATAATTGGGTATTTTGGATTGTCTGGAATTTTACGTTTTACAATAAAATATCTAACATCAATATTGTCTACAGGTACATTATATTGTTCTGCAAAATATTTCTTATAAACAATCATTTGTGATGTTTTTGCCTTATTTTCTTTATCATATTTTGTCCATCCACGAGTTGATGTTTTAATATCATAAATAACTACTTTGTGTAGTGTTTCATCGAATAATACTAAATCTAATGAACCCATCATCTTTACATTGGGGTAATCTTCATGGGGAGCTATTAATATAGGCATCTCGATACCTAATAACTTCCATCCGTGTTTTTGGAAATGTTCCTGTCTGTGACGTAAGAAAAAATCAATAATATTTAAACCATCATTCATAAACTCAATCAACTGATCTTTTGGGGCTACTTGCTCACCTAATTTTTCAGTGTCAGCCATATACTCACGCATAAAGCGTTCTTGAAAATCAGCGTGTGCATCAAATTGATCAGCATGTTGTTGACCTTTATTATACATTAACTCTAAATATTCTTGTAGGGTTTCATGCATTGCAGTACCAAATGAAAAGTAAATGTTTGGTGGAGTCTTAATTTTATCAACGTACATTTCTTTCCATCTACGTGGACATTCCATCCATGCAGACAATTGAGTGTAACTGATATGTTTTTCGGTGTCCCAATTGATTTTAGGGACAACTGTATTGCTGATATTTTCTAATATGTTCATATTATTAATATACGAAAGAGATTAAGCCCCTCCAAATTTTATTGTGATTACTGTTCGAAAATTGTAATCATATCCGTTAATTAAATTAATGTAGTTACCTGATAAACCAATACCTATATTATTTGAAATATTATATATGGCTTTAGATTCTACTTGGTAAGTGATGGGGTTTGTAAGGTATAGATCATTTTCGGTTTCTAATTCCCACTTTTTATGTTTGATTTTTTTAGAATAACCTACAGATGAAGCAAATAAAGTTTCATCTTCTAAATCCCATATAATACCACAACCAACAGAAAAGCCATTTTTGCTTAGTCTAATGTCACTGTTAAATTGGTATATGTCTTTAGATCCTATTTGTTTGTAATCTTCTTTTACAACTAGAATTCCCTTTTTATAATTAAGTTCTCCTCTTATATCGTTAAAAAAGTCACCATCTTCTCTTTCATAATCATGTCTAAAAGCTAAATCTAAGTCTTTATACTGATTTTCTATTTTGTAAGATAATTCATAATCAAATGGAGCGGTAGGAACCTGTCTTGGTTGTCTTACCCCTGCAGATAAACTTACAACTGTAGCTAAGAGAATTTCCCACATATTACTTAAATTTCTTTTGCTTAACTATTTGGGCAATAATACCATAAATTGATAAATCTTGGAATGTATCATCTATAGCTTCTCCTACTGTGTCAGGTTCACCCATTACAACTAAATTTTTAAGACGTTGAATTTTATCATTTAAACGAAACCATAAGCCTGTTAATGATAATTTAACATCTGCGTCTGTTTCTAAATTTGTACCTACATTTATGTTGGCACATCCATAGTTACGGTGTTTTTTACAGAACAAAATATATTGTTCCATCATGATTTTTTTATACTCCTGTGTTAATTCAGGGTATTCTTTTTCACACCATTCGACTGCTTTATTGTCTTCTTCTGTAAAATTTAAATTAGTCATTTAGTTGTTTTTTAATTTTATCTTGATTATAATAATATTCTAATGTGTCTAAACGATCTCTTGCATCAGTAAGTTTAGTTAATGCTTTGCTAGCTTCTTCCATAAAATGTTCTGATGTATGTTCGCCAATTGCTACTCCATTGTCAAAACATAAATCTAATGTCAATAAAGCTTCATTAATGTTAGCTTCACATTCGCTTTTTAATGCTTTATAAAGCCTTTTTTGATGTGCCATCTTTATATAATTTTAATATTTTATTTACTTCTTTTTTGTCTAATAATTCCATATAATCTTTAGCTTCACGAGAACTACATTCAAAGTGTTGGGCTAAAATTTGGTATTTTTCTTTGTTTTTATCTTTAGTACCTTTAATCCATTTATAAAAACGAAATTTATTAGGTAAAAGATTAAAATATAAATTAAATACTTCTTTAGGATCAAGTAGATTGTTAGTATATCTTTGAACCATGTTAACTATACTAAGATAATTAGGATTCATACTTAATGCCTTGTTAATTATAAAGATGTTGAATGACTTTTTTTCTTCATCATTAAAATCACCCCAAGAACGCTGTTTAGTATGCAGATTTTTTATATGGTCGAATGGATTCATTAGTCTTCTTTAGGTAAAAATTCAGGATTAATATGTCCACATTTAACACATGCAAATACTTGAATAGGTATCATAGCTGGTTGTCCTGTAGGAGATAATAATGCTGATAATCTACGCATTTGATATACTTGTTGAAATGTTGTGTTTTCACACGCATCACATACCTCTTCGGTTGTTTGGCTTAAATCTATGTTTAGTTGGGGTTGTTGCATTTTTGTTTGTTTTACGTTTAAATTTTCTTGCTCGTTTTCGTGCATCATGCCACTCCATAGTAGCTTGATAGTTTTGTAATGGTGAGTTTTTGCTCATTTTATAAATAATTTAGTTCATTTAACATTGCTGCGACACATATTTCTTTTTCAAGAACAAATGTGTATTCATATTGATATTTTGCTATAATTAATATAGCGGGTCCTGTTTTTTTAGTAAACTTGTCTAAATTGTCATATAAAGCTTTAAATAAGCTGTCAAATTCTCTTGAACCTGAATCTGCTAATATTTGGCGTATTTCTTGTAATAAGATTTTATTTGACAATGCATTAATGATTTGTTCGTTTAAATCATTTTTTAATGATGCTTTGTCAAGTTTTACAATTCCATCAACTGTAGAACCCTGTATAGTGTTGATGATTTTTCTAATGTCGGGGTAATGTGCATTAATGATTGTTTTTAAAACAGTCATATCGCCATTTTCCCATTTAGCTTCTTCTGCTTCACATATGTCAATACATCTAATTCCTACTTCTTTTTTAGATGGAGGTTTAATTTCTAATGTTTGACATCTACTTTGTAAGGGAGAAATTATACGTTCTAAGTAATTACATGTAAGAATAAAACGTGTGTTTCCACTGAATGATTCCATTGTGTTACGTAAAGTAGCTTGTGCTTGAGGTGTAATATAATCTGCTTCATCTAATATAACAATTTTTATGTCACCAAATCCCATACTAGAAGCAAAGGGGATGATTTTTTCTCTAATTGTGTCTATACCTCTTTCATCACTTGCGTTGATGTATAGTAAATCACAATTAAGATTGTTTGCAATTAATTTTGCTAGTGTGGTTTTACCTGTACCAGCCACTCCATGGAGGAGTAGGTTCTGAATTGATCCTTGACTAAGATAGTCGGAAATCTTATTCTTAATCATTTCATTACCTACGTACTCCTCTAGAGTTTGTGGTCTATATTTTTCTACCCAAAGATTCATTTAGATAATCCTTTTATTAATTGTACTATAAAAACTAAAACGTAAGCTGGCCATAATATTACAGATACTAATCTGACTAATCCTCTAGAGGTTTCGTTTAATTCAATCATTTCATCACTTACAGTGTATTCTGAAATAAGTGAAAAAACCAAACCACCTAAAAGATATATAATAAGAAACTTCATTACATCCCCATCATTGCCATTGGATCTGCCGCAGCTGTTGTGTCTGACGGTTTGTCAACGATTGTACATTCTGTAATTAACATTGTACCTGCAACTGACACTGCATTTTCAAGTGCTGTTCTAGTTACTTTTGTAGGATCAATAATTCCTTCTTGAATCATATTAACAAACGATGATGTTTTAATGTTAAAACCAGTACCATCATTGTCTGTTTCTACTTTGGATAAAATACTGTGGTATTTAGTAATACCTGCATTTAGTAAAATTTGGGTGAATGGTTTTTCAATAGCATTTAATAAAATGTCAACACCTAATTCTTCATCAGCATCTTCAGTAAGTTCAGAATAACCTGATTCAGATTCATTTAGAAGCATTTCTTTTGCATTTAATAATGCAACACCACCACCTGACACAACACCTTCATCAATTGCAGCTCTTGTAGCATGAAGTGCATCATCAACTCGGTCTTTCTTTTCTCTCATTTCAGTTTCAGTAAAACCACCAACATTGATAATCGCAACACCACCTGCCATTTTAGCTAAACGGTTTTGTAATGCATCAACTGCGTATGCTGATTCTGCACGATCGATTTGGTCTTTGATTTCTTCTAAACGAGCAACAATTGCTTCTTCAGTACCTGCACCATCAACAATAGTTGTTTTGTCTTTTTCAACTGTTACACCACGTGAAGTACCTAATTGGTCAAATGTAATTTTATCTAAACGCATACCTTTTTGTTTAGAAATTACAGTTGCATTTGTTAAAATAGCCATGTCTTCTAGGATGTGTGTTCTACGTTCTCCAAAGTCGGGAGCTTTAACAGCACAACATTTTAAAATACCACGCATTTTATTTACAATCATAGCAGCTAATGCTTCACCATCAATATCTTCAGCTACAATTAAAAGTGGCTTATTTTGTTGTGATACAGATTCTAAAATAGGTAACAATTCTTTAACTTGATTGATTTTACCATCATACAATAAAATGTATGGATCCTCAAGTGACGCTTGCATTGTTGAATTGTTAGTTACAAAATACGGTGATTTATAACCTCTGTCAAATTGCATACCTTCAACTGTTTCTAATGTAGTTTCGTTGGTTTTGCTTTCTTCTACAGTAACAACACCTTCACGACCTACTTTGTCCATCGCAGTAGCAATTAATTTACCAATTTCAGGATCATTGTTAGATGAAATTGTAGCAACTTGCTCAATTTGTTCTTCTGATGAAATGTCAGTTGACAATTCTTTTAATTGAGCTACAATTGCTTTAGCTGCTTTGTCCATTCCTCTTTTAATGGAAACTGCATTACGATTACCTGCAGATAGGTGTTTCATACCTTCCATAAGTAATTCTTTAGTTAACAATGTAGATGTAGTTGTACCATCACCTGCTTTGTCAGCTGTTTTAATTGCTGCTTGTTTTACAATTTGAGCACCCATATTTTCTACTGGGTCCTCTAATTCAACTGATTTTGCAACTGTTACACCATCTTTAGTTGATGATGGATTCATCCCTCCAGGTTGTGCAATTACAACATTACGTCCGTTTGGTCCTAAAGTAGAAACAACTGCATTAGCTAGTTGATTTACTCCATTTAGTAATTTTTCGCGAGATTCGCCTCCTGTGTTGATAATTTTACTCATTGTCATTTTCATTTTTATTTAAAGTACCTAATACATCATTTTCGCTTGCTACGATGTATGTTTCATTTTCTACTACTACTACTTGTGCACCAAATTTTGGTACTAATACTGTTTGACCCACTTGAATTCGGTTTGGTACTAAATTGCCATCTGGTGTAATACGACCAGGTCCTACAGCTAATACTTTACCTATTTCGGGTTTTTCTTTACCCATGTCAGGAACAACGATGTTTCCATACATTTGTTCTCCTTCGTCATTTGGTAGGATGATTATATTGTCTCCTAAAGGTGAAATTGGACATTCCATAATTTTAATTTAATTTAAATGGTTTGGTTAATTGATCTTTTATATTGTTGTAACTTTCTATAAATCCCGTTAATGTATAATCTTCTTTAGCGTTAGCCAAACTTAATTTTGATACTTTTAAGATAACTTTATCTAATTCACTATAATATCCTAATGTTTTATTATTGTCTGTGTTTAGTAATGTGAATTGGTCTTCATCCATCCATATTTCATAAGGTGCAATTGATGCATCTTTAATTTTGCAAACTCTTTTGGTTTGACCTTTTTGTCTTCCTCTTGCCATAACTTATTTTTGGTTTCTTATTAAATAATATTTTGATTCTATATTGTCTTCGACAAACTTCATCATTAGTAATCCCTCGGAATATACGAAAAATTCTCCAGATAGACACGCCTTATTGCACTTAAGGATTTCTTTTATTAAATCAGCGTTAAAAGGTGATTTAGGTAAAAAATCATCATTGTCTACACCTACACTGAATCGAATTTGGTTACTTTCAGTTTCAGCACCTAATGTAAATACTAATTCATTACCGTTAAATCCTTCATCTGTTTCTACTGTAAATGCTTCCACTTCACTTAATGCATCTTTTGATTTAATAAATCTATTGATGAATTCTTGTGTAATGTCAAATTTAGACGCAGGGGTAGGTGGAATGGTAGGTTGGGGTAATGATGGAATTACTGACGGATCTGCTAAATTACATGATATACTGTAATTAGTGTCTTCCATGTTTAATTTTGCAGGAATTCCATTTGTTTTTTTAACGTCAATTAATAATTCACCATCTAGAATGTTTAACATTTTGTTTAACTTTCCAGTGTCAAAAATACCTAATTTACCCGACGGAAAATCAATGTCTTTTAATGTAACAAATCCTAATAATGTTTTAGAATTGTTTACAAATCCCATTTTTATGCCATTGTCAGATGACCATTGTACTTTTTCTATAAGACCGTTAAGATGATATTTAGAAATAAAGTTGGATAAAACCCTCTTTTGTATCATAACCTTTATTAAAATTTAAAAAATTGTTGTACATACGTATTTAAAGTCAAATTTCCCCAATTGAGGTCTTCATAAAATGACTCTAACTTGTTCTTTAGTATTGTATTAAAAGCTTTTGGCCTATCCACATATGTTTCAATGAATTCACGTATTTTTTCAGGTAAATCAAAGTCTAAAAATCCTATTGTGTCGATTTTGTAAGGATTGTCTTTTAAATACACCCATTTGATTTTATCACCTTCTACAACTTGAGTGTGTTGAGTGTCTAATCGTTTGAATTTAAGTAAATCATTGTATCGTACAGCTGCTTTAACTCCTACAGGTGCTTTGTTAGCAAATTCTGAAAATATACTGTCTGCGGTAGCATGCACAGCGACGTATTTTTCTATACCTTTAACTCCTGTAGGTTTTGCAAGTTCTGCAAATGGCATGTCTTCCAATGAATTTTTAAATTCTAGAATGTCATTGTCAATTTTTTCTCTTGTTTCACCAAATAGAATCTTATGTAATGTGCTTTCAAAAAATTCTTTAAATACAGGTGGAAAATTAGATTTCATAAAGTCAAGACCTTTTACATCAATTTCATTACAAGGTACGCCTTCTTTCTTTGTAATATACTGCGCATATCTACGTTTACCTGAAAAGAATGCAGAACGTATTGTACATTCCGTTTTCATTTCTAATCTGTGTTTTTCTACAGGAACATTGAATGCTGTTGGAGCTAATGTATTATAATATTCGTTGATTTTCTTTTCATAATACAATGACAATTCTTCTAATTTGTCTGAACGTTCTGTTTCCTCCATGTCGTCAAATGTTGGATGAAGTTTGCGTAAGAGGGGTTCAGCATCAACATAACAAGAATCGGTGTCTTCATACATTACAACTCCAAAGCATGTGTCGTAATTTTGTGTTGGTATAGTTTTAATTTCATACACCTCTTTTCCTGTTTGAAGTGTTTTTTCAGCTTCTTGATTTATAAATGTACCTGAATCTTGAATAATTCTTTGACCTGTAAGTGTAATTGCTTCTGATAAAATTACAGAACCATATCTAAATGAAGGTAATGCTGTTGCACCATACA